GAGCGTCAATCTGGTAACATCGCAAGAGCAGATGCTGAAGCATTAGGATCTGGATCTACTCTCTTCAACGAGATGAGCTTCAGTATAGAGAAGACTTCTGTTACTGCAAAGACTCGTGCTTTGAAAGCAGAATACACTCTAGAACTTGCACAGGACTTGAAGGCAATTCACGGTCTTGATGCAGAGCAAGAACTTGCTAACTTATTGTCTAGTGAGATCCTTGCAGAAATCAACCGTGAAGTTGTTAGAACTGTTTATACTGTTGCAAAACAGGGTGCTCAGAACAACGTTGCCAACGCTGGTGTATTTGACCTAGACGTTGACTCAAACGGAAGATGGTCAGTTGAGAAATTCAAGGGACTTATGTTCCAAATTGAAAGAGATGCTAACGCAATCGCACAGCAAACTCGTAGAGGAAAGGGTAACTTCATCGTCACATCTGCTGACGTTGCTAGTGCTCTAGCTATGAGTGGTACTCTTGACTACTCTTCAGGTCTTCAAGGTGCTGGTGGTCCTTCCATCGGTGAAGTTGATGACACTGGAAACCTACTTGTAGGTACAATGAACGGACGCATCAAGGTATACGTTGACCCTTATTCTGCTAACGTTAGTGATACTCACTACTACGTTGTAGGATACAAAGGTACTTCACCTTATGACGCTGGACTGTTCTATTGCCCATACGTTCCCCTACAAATGCTCAGAAGCATTGACCCATCTACCTTCCAACCAAAAATTGGTTTCAAGACTAGATATGGTATGGTTGCTAACCCATTCGTTCTTAACGGATCTACACCTGATGCTGAAGCTCTTACTCATAATAAGAACCAGTACTACAGACGTGTTCGTGTTACAAACCTTACTTAATAAAGGTTATACATACAAATTCAGACCTCCCAATTGGGGGGTCTTTTTTTGTCTAATAAATAATGATAACAATAGTCGTCAAATGATTCAAAAGATTTTACTGTTTGCATCACCTATATTGTCTGCTGCTAGTATAGCTACGGTTATAGCAGTTAAGTCATGGAAGAAGAAAAAGCTTCCAAATATCACTATAGAATTTGAAGATGATGACGATGATTATAGTGGCGGACCAGGTGAAGGACCATACTGGTGGTACACTGATAAGTAATTTAGAGGAATATAAATGTCTGCAGAATGGTATAAAGAACAACCTGCAAATAGGAACTTTTTAAATCCTATTGGTTATATCCTCAAACTTGAAAAGTTTGCAGGAGTAGATTTCTTTTGTCAATCTGCAAACGTTCCTGATGTAGCAATGCCTACAACAGAAGTCTCTTCTCCTTTCAGAAATTTACCTATAGTTCCTGGTGGTGGAATTTCATTTGGAGATTTTACAGCAAACTTTATTGTTGATGAAGAACTAAAAAATTACAACTCACTTCATAAGTGGATGAGGAGTAATGGAAATGCGGATGAGATGAAAGGTCCGTCAACACCAGAGTATTGCGATGGTCAATTGCACATAGTTACTAGTGCATATAACCCAGCTTTTATTGTAGAATTTAGAAGTTTATTTCCAGTTGCCTTGACAGGACTGCAGTTTGATGCTACAGTATCTGATATAGAGTATATCACTGCACAAGTTACATTTAAACATCAGCAGTTTTTCTTACGAGATAAAAACCTTCAAGCATTAGTATGAGTACAAACACTATATTATTTGGCGACTGCCGTGAGACACTCAAAACATTACATGCACAAATTACCACTGGTATTGTTGAAAGACCTAGGATGTGTGTTACATCCCCACCTTACTATGGTCTGAGAGACTATGGTGGTGAAGATAATCAGATAGGTCAGGAGCAGACTCCAGAGGAGTTTATTGATAATTTAGTAAATGTATTCAGGAGTGTACGTGATGTGCTCACAGATGATGGAACTCTTTGGCTTAATATTGGGGATAGTTACTATAATTACAGGCCAGGTAGAGGACAAGCTTTGGGAAAACAAACAGTCTCAAATACTAAACAAGACTTACCAGATGTGTGTCCTCGTAGAGGAAATAAACTTGAAGGACTCAAAGAAAAAGATTTGATTGGTATACCTTGGATGCTTGCATTTGCACTACGTGCTGATGGATGGTATCTAAGACAAGATATAATATGGCACAAACCTAATCCAATGCCTGAGAGTGTGAGGGATAGATGCACTAAGGCACATGAGTATATCTTTTTATTGAGTAAGAGTAAACAGTATTATTATGACAATGAAGCAATTAAAGAACCAGCAAAGGACTGGGGTACTAGAGATCGTAGCAAAGGTAAGTATCATAATCCTGGCACTGGTTTATCCCCTCACTCAGGGTTAGAAAAATCATACGAGAAGAAGAATAAGAGATCAGTATGGACAGTAAATAAGAAACCATATAAAGGAGCTCACTTTGCAACTTACCCAGAAGAACTTATTGAACCATGTATTCTTGCTGGTAGTGATAAGGGTGATATAATATTAGATCCATTCATGGGGTCAGGAACTACTGCTGTAGTTGCTAAGAAAAATAGTAGATCATATATTGGGTGTGAACTCCATGAAGATTATGGTAATCTCATTCAGAAAAGATTAGACTCTAGATCATTTGCAAAACTTGAATTGATATGAACTTTGAATCCATTCGTAATAAGTTTGATAAGATGAGGGAAGACTGGTCTGAGGATAGTGCTGTTGATTTTCAATTTAAAAATAAACAATATAGTGCTGACTTAGGACAACTTGCTTTAGACATACCTTTCCAACATAATAAATACTTAAACCACTACACTGATATATCTCAGATTAAAACCTCACTTGAATTTGAAATTCGCAAACTTGTTAGAGATAAGCGTGAGTATTATGGAGGAGAAGCTGACGCAAAGGTCTATGCCGAAAAACCTTTTGGCGGTAGGATCTCAACTCAAGATAAGATGAAAGTCTATGTAGAGTCTGATGATGATGTCATCAACTTAGAAGCGAAAATTAAATACCTAGATCAAATGCTCCATTGGTTAGATCAGGTAATGAAACAAATATCAAATAGAGGATTCCAAGTCAAGAGTGCTATTGAGTGGGAGAAATTTATTAATGGACAGTAATGACACATCTTTCTATCAAGAAGAAGAATGAAGTATACATGAAAATTTCTTCTTCTGAAGAACATGTGCATCACGAACTATCCGATTACTTCACCTTTGAAGTACCAGAAGCAAAATTTTTAAAACGTAATCCCAGATACAAATACTGGGATGGAACTATTCGTCTGTACTCTCCAGCTACAGGCGAACTTTATCATGGGTTAATAACTCATCTATATGAGTGGGCTGATCAGCGTCAGTATCAAATTGAACATGAAACAGATGATTGGTATGGTGACGTTCTTGACAAGAATGATTATGTGTCACCACCTGCTGTACAGCATTTCATGGAGAAAATTTCTCCCAAAATAAAACCTCGTGGATACCAAATAAAAGGTGTCTACGAGGCATTGAAAAATAATCGTAAGCTTTTACTTTCTCCTACGGGATCTGGGAAGTCTCTTATGATCTACGCCCTCGTCAGATACTACACTGCCACCAGCAAGAAAACGTTGATCATCGTTCCTACTACGTCCTTGGTAGAACAGATGGTTAACGATTTCGTTGACTATGGGTGGAATGCGGAAGACCATGTTCATAAGATTTATAGTGGTAAGGATAAGAATACAGATAAACCTGTCATTATTTCAACTTGGCAATCCATCTATAAGTTTCCTAAAAGATACTTTGATGATATTGATTGCGTCATTGGAGATGAAGCACATTTATTTAAGTCAAAGTCATTGACAGGTATAATGACTAAGCTTCATAATGCCAAGTATAGGTTCGGTTTTACTGGAACCTTAGATGGAAGCAAGACTCATAAGTGGGTATTAGAAGGGTTGTTCGGTGAGTGTGAACGAGTTACTACTACTGATGGACTTATAAAATCTGGATACCTGTCTAAGTTTAGGATAAAAATCCTACTTTGTAAACATGCTCCTCAGCATTTCCAGACATATCAAGATGAAATAGATTACTTGGTCAGTCACAATGGAAGAAATAATCTAATTAAAAATCTTGTTAAA